CGGCGATGGACGAGGTGTCGCCGGTCGGCACAGCGCCGCCGACGTAGACCGGCCCGGAGGCGGAGATGTTGGTCGCCCCGATGCTGACGCAGCCGGGGCTGAGCAGGCACAGGCCGCCCGCGTCCGCCGCCACGGAGAAGTCGCCGGTGATGGTGGTCGCGCCCGAGCCGATGGCGTTGATGAAGGCGCAGTCGTCGAAGAAGGCGTAGCGGTCCATGCCGCCGGTCGCCGCCTTGACGTGGACGTTCGTGGCGAGGCTGGAGTACATCTGGAAGATGCACTTGCGGAAGACGTTGCGCGCCGAGCCGGCCAGGAATTCGAGGGTGGCGTTGGCGGCGGTGGCGCGGGCCACGGTGTCCAGGCCGAAGGTGCAGTTGACGAACTGGCTCTCGCCGTCAACGCCGATGGTGAGCGAGCGCATCCCGGCCTGCGCCGCCGCCGTGGCGTTGCCGCCGCCGAGGAACTGGACGTTGGTGTAGAAGTTGCGGCCGGCGTCTGCCCAGCAGACCTGCGCGGTCGCCGAGGCGAAGCCGTAGAAGGTCGCGAAGCTGACGAACGAACAGCCCTGCGCGGTGACGTTCACCATCGGCGTGAACACCGTCCCGGACGAAGAGATGCGGGCGCGGCAGTTGTTCGACGGACCCGACAGGCCCACGAGGTTGGTCTTGGCCTTGCTCCAGGTCAGCGTCGCGGTGAGGTGGACCGTGCCGGTGAAATAGACCGTGTCGTTGTTGTTCGCGGTGCAGGCCGCGAGGCCGGCGGCGAGGGTGGCGAAGGGCGCCAGGGCCGAGCCGTTGTTGCTGTCGGAGCCATTGGTCTCGTCCACGAAGAACGAACGGCCGGGAGCCGAGCTGTTGACCACGTAGGTCTGAATGGGGCCTTGGGGCACGGCGTTACGCTCCGATCTCGACAGCGCACAGCGCCGAGGTGATGAGTTGACGCGCCACGGTGCGCGCAGTGTTCTGGAGGTAGCTGACCTGGAACTCGATGGTCTTTTTCATCGCAAGCACGGTCAACTCGTTCTGGGTACGCTTTTCGTCGCGGACCACGGGGATGTTCTGCAACCCCATGGCATCGCTGTTCGACATGGAAGCTATCACATAGTCCAGATAATCCAAGGCTTGGCTGTTGCGCAGGCCGTAGATCGTCACCCGCACCCTGTCGCTGCAAAGCTGGGCTCGCGTGAGGGTGTTCCCCAAGGTCGCGCCCGAGGCCAGGGCGGTCGTCGCCTCGGGCGGAATGTGGATCGAGGCGAACGGCGGGGTGATGTTGTCGGAGACCAGGAACGACGGATAGACCGGCATCCGCTCGTTCAGCCCGAGCCATATGGGCAGGGAGTTGGAGACCACCAGGTCGCGGTTGAGGAAGCCGTTCACGTCGTCGATGATCTGCGACGCGAAGGCCGGATAGACCGCGTCGCCCCGGTAGTGGTGCTGGTCCGCCTGCCGGTAGTAGGACCCCCGCGAGGCGAAGCTGAACCGCAGCCCGCTGAACTCGCCGAGGTACATCGTGTCGGGCGAGACCTCGTTGAACTCGTCGATCTGCCGCGAGGCCGTGAAGATGACGTGGTTGACCCCGAACGTCTCGTCCTCGCGCTGGGCCTGGTCGGTGGCGAAGTGGAGCGATCCCTTGACCGTGGTCGTCAGCGGATTGGTCGGGTCGATGAGGGCCGCATTGACCCAGAACACGAAGCCGTCCGCCGGCAGGATCATCTTCTTGTAGCGGACGAAGGTGATCTCCTGGTTCTGCGACAGGGTATCGACGCCGGCCTGTAGCGGCGCGGCGAGCGGGCCTTTGGCGGCGGCGGCCTCGGCGGCGGAGGTCATTTTCGCCCCTCAAGTCGGCGGGCGTTCAGCGCCGCCATCCATTCCGGAGTATACATGCCCTTGGCGCGCCGACTGGCCATCATCTTTTCACGATATGCCGGATCATCCCACTTGGACTTCATCTTAAGGCGCGCCTCTGGAGAATGTTTAGTGCCCTTCGTGTGAGAATTTCCTCTCATTTTTTCCGTTAATTCTGATTTCCACTCCGGAGATAGGGTGTGCGGTTTTTTGCTGTGCGAATTACCTCGCATTCTTTCTATTTGGGCAGCGCGAAATTCCGGCCTTTTCCACACCTCTCGAGCAGCCTCGCTCCTGCGCTTAAGCCACTCAGCCGATGGCTTGTGGCTCCTAGCCCCCTCTCCGCCATCCGTCATATTAACGAGGGGGCCTCCGTGTGTTTCTCGCCCAATAATGGCGATCAGTCTAACCTCAAGTGCCAACGCATCTTCATCAGTCAGTCCGGTTTTAAATTTGAAGGTGGGGAGATTTTTGCCGTGCTTCTGACGAATAGCGAAGAAATGTGGATTTCTATCCCGTCGATCATGCCTCTCCCATCTTCCGCCGGTCCCCTTCCCCACATAGCAGGGGCGACCGTCGGGGCGATAGACAATGTAGACGTAGGCGTCCGCCCTCACTCTTCTATCCATGCGGTAAACGACCGCTCCAGCAATCCTGTGTCCCTGAACGACGGGCGCCGCTCGCCGCGCTTGCCCTTCAGGCGATGGGAGATGCCCTTGATCGCCGCCTGCGTGGGCACGCCGGGGTATCCCAGCCCCTCAAGCTCCCGGTTCTCGATCATGGTGCGGAACCGCTCCTGCGTCTTGCTGAGGCCCGTGGCTGTGGGGTCCAAGGTCGCGGGCGCGCCCATCAACGCCGCCTCCAGAGCGCTCCCCACGCTGGCGGACATGTCGTCGGCGACCTCCTGGCCGTGCAGTTCGAAGAAGTGCTCCATGATATGATATTTTTCCTCCAGCAGCGTGGCGACGTCGCCCGTGGTCTGCACGGGTCCGTAGCCTTCGCCGAGGGCGCGCTTCATCGTCTCGTGGAAGCGCTGGATCTCGTTCGGATCGGCGTAGTGCTGCTCGATCACGCCGAGGTGGAGCTTCACGCCCAATCCTCCGGGAACGGCGGCATATCGACCGTCTGGCCCGCGAGAGCGTGCGTGCAGTCGCCGAGGAATTGGATTTTCCCATCGGTGACGAAGGTATGACAGATGGGCTTGCCGGGATGGAAGCGGCCCGCATTGACCAGGACGGACGGGGTGAACGTCGGAAGGTCCGGATTGCCGTTGTAGCCCCACCGGGGGCCGGGACCATCCCCCACGGAGACCATGTGCGGCCTCCCACACCCTGGACACCAGAAGTGCAGATAGCCGCCTTCAGCTTGCCTGAGCCGGCCGATCTTCACGTCAGCCCCCACATCGGGCCGCTCGACTGCGCGATTTCCAGGTAGCGCCGGCCGTATGGCGTCTTGAGCCGCTGGAGGTCGCTGAGCGTCAGCCCCTTGGTCCAGTCGGGAACGGTCTGCGTCTCGCCCGTGCCCTGGTCGAAGGTGGCCGAGATGACGCCGGCCACGAACGACAGACAGCCGAACTGCGTGCGCAGCGTGGAGAAATAGACGTCGTTCGGCGGGTCGGCAGAGGGGTTGTCCGGGGCGTAGTTGATGAGGAAGTCCCCGGCCAGGTTGTAGACCGCCATCTCATAGGGGGTCCAGTAGCCGTGGATGCCGGCCGGAAGGCAGGCGATGCGCACGTACACCGTCGCGAGCGAGGCGTTCATGGCGTAGGTGATGACGGGCGCGTCATCGGCCAACGCAGCCGTGGGCACGCCCATCACCCCGCGCACGAACGTCAGGAAGCCCGCGACGGTGGGCGTGGCCATTGACTACCTCTTGCCGCCTCGGGCCTTGGTGGACTTCTCCACCACGATCTCTTCGTCGGTCCCCGGCGCGGCCCCGCGCTCGGTCTCCTCGACCACGGAGACGGTCGTCTTCTTCAGGTCGTCAGGCCGCGCGCCGCCGTTCTCCATCGCCGCGTCCACAGCCACGGCGGCTTCCTTGCGGATCTGCTCGCCGCGCTCGGTCAGCACCTCGTCGTTGTGCTCGACCGTGTCGGCGATCAGCGGCGGGCGCACGGGGTCGGTCAGGGAGTAGCACACGCCCACGAACCCGGCCCGGCGCTGCGGGCTCTTGGAGTCGATGGCGTTGTAGGCGATTTCCAGTTGCTTGATGATCTCACGGGCCTGGTCGTCGTCCAGGTTGTCGGAGTGGATCGGGATGTTGACCCCGATGGGGATGACGCGGTCGAAGGGCCGCGAGCCCAGCCGGTAGCGGAAATGCAGGCGCTGCTTGGTGGTGTTGGCGACGTAGAGTTTCATGGTTCCTCCAAAGAAAAAGGGCGGGACGATGAACACCGTCCCGCCCTCCACCACTCCATACTAACGCCGGAGGCGGGTGTTACGAATAGGGGATGGAGACGATGGTCTCCGCCTCGGGACGGAACATCCACCCCGAGGTCGTCATCCACTCGGCCAGCACGTCGATGGCCCCACCGGGCAGCGGCGTGGGGATTTCGCGCGGCGCGGCCATGTCGGCATACATGCGCACCGTCTCGTCGGTGGACGGTGTCACGTCGGCGAAGACGTTGGTGTTGATGCCGGGCACGGAGGGCTTGGAGAGGTCGCGCACGATGATCAGCACCGCGTCGGCCCCGTTGGCGCCCTTGCCGATCAGGGTGTCGTCGTAGGTCCAGATCAGGCTGTCGGCGTTCTCCTTCAGTTGCGCGTCGATGGTGGCGCGGGTGGAGAGCGATCCGGCGCCGATGCGCTGGTACTGGGTGAGCTGCACGATGTTCTGGTAGCCCATCGGGCCGAGGATGCGCTGCGGGCCGAGGATGGTCACGCTGACCGGCATCCCGAGCTGGTAGGTGCGGGCCTTCAGCTCCTCCACCACCTCCAGGATGAAGAACGCCATGTCGCCGTTGTCGTAGGTGACGAAGGTGGTGTTCGCGAAGCTGTCGGGCGGAAGGTTGGTCGCCGTCGCCCCGTTGGTGTTGAGCAGACCCTCGCCGTTCTGCGGGTTGTAGCCGTAGAGCAGGGCGTTGCGCGACTGCTGGAACATGCCGGCGCGCATGGCCAGGGATTGAGCCTGCGGCAGGGCGATGCCGTAGCGGTTGGCCGCCGCCGTGTCGTGGTGGTCGTACTCGGCCCGCACGCGCTGGCGATAGGTCGGCGTGCTGATCTCGTTGGCGACGATGCTGCACGAGGGCAGGCTGTTGTAGGTGGTCCCCTGCCCGGCCGCCGACAGGGCGCGCACCTGCAGCGTGCGCATGTAGACGTACTGGTCCACGTCGGAGAGGCGGATCGTCGGCGCGCCGCTGGGCAGGCACTCGAAAGCGCCGGACGCCTGGTTGTACTGGACGATGATGCCGGGATCGACGTAGGACGGTTCGACCCGAATGCGCGCCGGAAAGCTGTTACCCATGGTCTCCGCCCTAGATCAGGATGAGAGCGGCGGGACCATCCTGGTTCCACGTCGCGAAGTTGGTGTCGGCGTCGTAGTTCACCGTGAGGTTGCCCTCCGACTGCACGGCCAGGAGCCGCACGTTCAGCAGCGAACTCGCGCCCGAACCGAGCGTGAGGTTGCCGCCGGTGATGGTGGACGCGCCGGCGCCCGGAGCACCGTCCAGGACCACGGTCGAGCCCGTGGTTCCCTCCTGCGCGGTGTAGGTCCCGTTGAGGGCCGCATAGCCGCCCGTGCCGGTGAGGCTGGCCAGGATGACCGCGTCGCCGACGCCGAAGGTGATCGGCGCGGACATGGTCAGGGTGATGACCCCGGTCGTGTCGCTGTAGGTCCCGGACGTGATGGTCAGGGTCCCGAGATAGGGCACGAGGCGCTGGTTGACGAAATCCCACGACACTTGCGAGGTGATGATCGCGCCGTCGAGGGAGATGAGCGCCGGGTCGGCCTGGACCGCGATGCGGGCCTGCGAGCCGAGGCGGAAGAAGTTGACGCTCATGCCCGAGGCGGTGAGCGGTACGGTGGACTGCGGCGAGGTCAGGCCGTTGTAGGCCTGGTTGAACACCGAGAACCCGGTGAGGGTCTTGGCCTGCGCGGCGGTGAGCGTGGTCGCCCGCCCCACGTAGCCGCCGAGGGCGGCGCTGGCGGTGGTCGCGCCGGCCGTCGAGAGCGGGATGTGCTCGTAGATGCCCACGCCGCCCCACATCGGCAGGCTCTCGGCCGGGTCGAGCAGACCGCCGGAAAGCCAGTTCCGCGAGGCCGGATCGTCCATGTAGAAGCCCTGGACATAGCCGGTTTCGGAGACGGAGAAGAGACCCGCCGCGTTGGTGGTGAGCGACGGGTTGATGGAGAAGCTGGCGACCATGGTCAGTTCACCTTACCGCGCTGAGTGTTGAAGCCGGTCGCGAAGCGCGGCCGGACCTTGAAGGCGTCCATCCAAGCGAGCGGATCGCCCTTGTAGGTCTTGATGGTGCGCCCGCTGTCGTCGCGTTCGCGCATCTCGATCAGGGCGCCGGGGGCGACATGGGCGGCGGTCCCGGCCACGGCCAGGGCGCTGTCGAAGATGCTCCCCTCGGCCACGGCCAGGGCGGCGGCGGGGAGGGTCGAAAGATCGACCCCCTTCCACTGCGCGGAGTGCTCGACGTACTTGCCGGCGATGCGCTGGCGGTAGGCGAGGGGGACCTCGCCGGGCATGGGGGCCGGGGCGCGCTCGCCGAAGGCCGAGGCCACGCTGTCGGCGCGGGCCTGCGCGGCGGCGAGTTCGTTCATCTCGTCCAGGCCGATGGTGCGCGGCAGGCGCGAGGCCAGGATGGTGTCCAGGTCGGCGCGGGTGATGGAGTCCTTCTTGGCCTCCTTGTCGTCCTCGTCGCTGTCCTTCTTGTCCTCGGACTTTTCCTCGTCCTCATCGTTCTTGGTGGCGTCGGCGCGGGAGCCTTCCATCGCGTCCATGCGCTTGCCGAAGGCGTCCATCTGACCGCAGAGAGCGTCGAGCTTCTCCATCACGGGGTCGGCGGCGTCTTGCTTGTCACCGGCTTCCGTTTCGTCGGCCATCGAACTCACCTCTTGAACGCTGTCGAGCCGAACACCCTCTGGGGTTCCGCCTTTGTCCCACACACCTTGTTCGCAAATCGCCAAATGGTCAATAAGGCTAGGCTTGCGTTCCACGAGCATCTTTTGACCGCTCTCCAGGTCGATCGTGTTCCCGAGGTCGGCCGGATGGAGCATGACGCCGGGCGAGGTGGAGAGCTGCTTGGTCTCCATCGCCGCGCCCGCGTCATCGTCGTAGATGCGCGAAATCCCCCACACGTCCTCGCCCTTGATGTAGGGCAGCATGATCGTGCCGACGACGCGGTCGGAGAATTCCTTGCTGTCGATCATCGGCTTCTTGGCCGGGTGCTTCCAGATCACGGGCAGGCCGGCGACGCGGGCCAGGAACTCGTCGTTCAGGTAGAGCGACGGGTCGCGCCACACGAACTCGTCGTCGCGGTCGCGGTAGGCCGCGCCGGTCCCGGTGATGCGCAGGTCGAACAGCCACATCTTGCCGTAGCGCTGCGGACTGGCGAGGCCGTCGAAGGCCATCAGCCGGGCGATGCCGAGTTCGTCGGCGCCCATGAACGCGATGAGCGTGCCCATCGTCGGGTGCAGCGGCTGCGGCGGATTGGACGGCTCGGCCCATGCCCAGGCCGTGTGCTCGTCGTTCAGCTTGGGCGTGAACTCCTCGTCGCACATGACGATGAAGGCGGTGAAGTCGATGCCGGGCCGCACCACGCGCGCCAGCATCCGCGCGCCTTCGGTGTCCGCGTCGCCCATCTCTTCGGCGACCTCGCGGCGGGCGCAGTCGAGCGCGTCCTCGTCGTGCTCGATCTTGCCGCCAGGCCCGCACCATTCGCCTGCGTGGTCGGACACGGCCGAGCGCTGGAGGAAGAGGACGCGGCCGGTGGATCGCGCGCCGAACACGATGCCGGCGGCGCGTACGGTGGGCGGCGTCATGGCGGCGGCAAGCGCCTGTTCGGCCGGTGCGCCGTCGAGGATGGGGATGACGATTTCCGGAGCCGGCATGTTGTCCGCGTCAAGGGCCACGCCGGGAACACGCTCGGCGATTTGCTCCAGGGTGATGGCGTCGGACATGGCGGCACGATAACCGCCAAGGTGGGGCTTGGGAAGTGGTGGAACGGGGGGGGGGTCGAACCCCCATACTGCGGATTTTAAGGCCGCCGCTCTGCCGGTTGAGCTACCGTCCCGGTGCTAGCCTACTGCCACGTCTCGATCTTGCGCCCGAGGCAGACGAATTTCAGCGCCGGCAGGGAGGGCGGAAGCTCGCGCTCGCACGCGGCCCTGGTGGCGTAGACCGCGCCGGGAATGACCCCGAACGCGTCCGAATATCGGCCGGGGTCCGCGCGCTGGCATGAGCCGGCGATGCACAGGAAAATCGCGTAGATGATCATCGTCTCGTCTCCGTCAAAGACGGCGCGCACTTGAGACTGATTAGGCGATCAATGTCAACCCGCCAGCCGCCACGCCATGAACCCGAAGAACGCCACCGTCGAGACCGCCGCCATCCACGCCAGCGGGTCTCGGGTCCAGGTCATGCCCGTAGCGCCTCGCGCACCCGCGCCAATTCGGCCCGGCCCTTGGCCGTGACCATATCATCGGGCAACTCGCCCACGGAATGGTAGAACACCGCCGAGCACCGGCAGAACGGTTCTTCCCCGACCGCCGTGATGGCGTCGTAGTAGCCGTTGGGGCCGGGCTTCATCAGGCCCTTCTCCATCGCCCAATTGCCCCGCAGCGCGTAGACCAGGCGGTCCCGAGCCTTGTGGTCGGGGCGGTAGTTGTAGCCCACCTCTCGCCACCGCGAATGCCATTCGACGGCGATGGCCCCCGAGCCCTCGGCGACGATCTGGTTGATGTTCCCCGCCAGCTTGTGGCCCTGGTCGATCAGCACGCGGCGTTCCTCGAACGACTGCTGACGCAGGGGCTTGGTGACGCTGGCCTTGACCTCGCGCTTGTCCACGGCCCGCGATCCGCCTGGCGGGACCGACGTGGCCCATCCGCTGAACCGCTGGATCGTGCGGTCCACCATCTGCGCCTTGTTGCGCTTGATCAGATCCGCGCTCGCCAGCACGCGGCGCTCAAGCTCGCGGTGGAGGTGCGGCCGGATCGCCTCCAGCGTGAACCGCGACACGCCGGGGTTGGCCTTGAGCGCCCCGCCGCCATCCACCATCCGCGCATAGGTCGAGCCGAGGATTTGCCGCATCCCGGCCGCCAGCTTCTCCGGTGACGTGGTCTCGGCCTCGGCCGCCGCGCGCAGGCGGTGCAACCATCCCTCCAGGCGCACGGCGTTGTCGTAGCCGTTGCGGCTGATGTCCTGGACCGCCGCCGTGAGGGTCTCGGCGAAGGTCATGTCAGCTCGCCATCTTGAGCGACTTCAGCCCGCCGGGCGTGTTCTCCGCGCCGGCCTCGGCCTCAACCTGCACCGGCTCGTAGTCCTCGATTTCATCAATCGAGAGCAGCATCTGCTTGGGGAACATCATCTTCAGTTCGTTGATGTTGTCCTCGGCCCATTGCCAGATTTCGGCGCGGACGGCGGGCGGCAGCGACGTGGCGAGGCCGATCACGGAGACGATGGCCTTGAGCACGATCTCCTGGACCCTGACCTCTTCGCTCGGCGGCTCCTTCAGGAGGCTCGGCCACGTCGCGCGGAAGGTGTTCTTCCACTGCATGAACGCCGTCTTGTACGGCACGGAGCCATAGTTCTCCGGGAACTCAGCCTGGAGCGCGGCGTAGAATTCCTCGGTCCATGCCCGGTGCATCACCAGGGGGTCGAGGAAGGTGTAGACGGGCCTCATCCATTTGCGCACGCCATCGACATAGGCGGCGATGATCTTGGCGTCCTCGGTTCCCTCGCCGAAGCCCTCCGTGAGCGTCTCGTTCTCCAGCATCACGGCTGGCATGTCGGCGCCAGTGGCGATGTTCTTGAGGATGTTCGTGCGCGCCATCGACGCGGCCTTGTCGAGGTTCTGCATGTTCAGCGTCTCGACCTCGTCATCCTGGCCGACGCTGAGGACGTTGTTCGTCCGCCCCGCCTGGAGCAGGGCGCGCTTGATCGCCCCGAAGGCGTTCATCATCTGGTCGATGATCGATCCCGGCGCCTTCATCTTGACCACCAGGAGGCCCGCCTTGCGGCTGACCATGTCGTCCGTGACCATCGTCTGCAGGAACGACTTCAGCGGATAGACCACGCGCTGGAACACGCTGCGGCCGACGTAGCCGAAGGCCGAGTTGGAATAGGCCAGGTACACCGGGCGCTCGTGCATCAGGACCACGGTGCGACTGCGGTGGTAGGGCTGTCCCGCCGCCGTGATGGTCCCCGCCGGTTTCTGGAAATCGGGCGAGTTCGGGTCCTGGTTCAGCACCAGCGATCCGGACGTGTTCAGGGGGTCGAGGACGTTGAAGTAAAGATCCAGGCCGGGCAGTTTCCACGGGTCGATGACAACGTTCGTCGCGCGCCCCTTGGCCCCGTAGGCGAGGGAGGCGATGCCGTAGGCGCGGGCGGTGGAGCATGTCGCGGACACCAGGTCGTCGCAGCCCAGTCGGTCCCACTCGTCGGTGAAGGCCTCCACCACGCGTTCCTCGGCCGTGCCGCCGCCCTTGGACACGGTGATTTCGCGCGACTGCGTCATGGCCTGCTTGACCGGCGCATCGACCATCTTGCCGCCGAGCGGGTGGGCGATCCAGATCAGCTTGCAGATTTCATACGACGGCGGGTCGCCCGGCTGGATGTCGTCGGCGTCGAGGATTTGGCCGAGCAGCGACTTGCCCGAGGGCGCGCTGTCGGAGCGGATATCGGGACTGTCAACCGTGGCCATGCCTCACCATACGGCCGAGGTGGGCGCATCGCCAAGCCCCCGGAACAAATCGGTAACGGGCCGCTGGCGAGGTTCCCGTTCCCGATTCGTGCGGCGATGGTCAGAACCCGTAGGCGTCGCCGAGGGCGATGGCGATGCCGTAGGCGAAGGCGTCCAGCAGGTCGTCTTGCGCCTTCGGGTCCTTGGTCCCGATGCGGAAGCCGCAGACCTGGCTGATGAGGTGGTTTCGCGACTGGTTCTTGTAGACCACGATCTTGTCGTGGACGTGGGCGCTCATCTTGACCTTGCCCTGGAAGACGTAGCCCGAGACGCTGATCGCCCGCTCGTCCTTGCCCATCGCGGTCAGTTCGCTGTCGATCTCGTGCGCCGGCCAGCCGCGCTTGCGGGCCTGCTGCAGGAGGATGGTCCCCGAGCCCTTGTCCTCGATCAGCGTGCCGAGCGTGCCCATGCGGGCGCCGCACTCGCGCGACAGGTGCTCCAGGTTGGCGAACACGCCGGGGAGCCATGTCTCCAGCGATCCGCCCTCGATCTGCACGATGTCGTAGTCGAGCATGATGAGGGGGTGGCCCACGCGCGACTTGGCCCAATAGATGACCGCCGTTCCGTCGTTCTCCTTGCCCGTCTTGATGGCCGTGTCGATGGTGGCGAACACCACGTCGCAGCGCGCCGGATAGGGCACGGGAACGCCGTTCTCCAGGAGGCTCGGCAGGGGGAAGAACGCCACGCCGGACCAGTCCACGAACTCGGCGCAATACTCCTGCTGGTAGACCAGGGGGGCGTTGTCGCCCTTCAGGGCCGCGACCGCGTCGGCGTCGAGCATGGGGTTTTCCCACGTCGGCACATGGAATTCCGTGAAGCCGAATTGCGATGGCCCGGTCTTGCCTGGAGCGTTCAGGGCGTCGGTGGACAGCTCGTAATAGAAGTTGTCCGGGTCGATGCCCTTTGGGGTTCCGGCGATGATGACCTTGCCGTTTCGGTCCAGGAGCGTCGGCTTGATCGCCTGCTCCCAAACGTCCCGCATCCCCTTCTTCTTCAGGGACATTTCGTCGAGGATGACGAGGTCGTAGAAGCGCGAGCGGCCCGCGTCTTCGTTGTCGAGGGTCCAGAACTCGACCTGGCCCCCAACCTCGGTTTCTATCAGGGCGTCGGTCTTGTTGGAGTGGGAGACGAGCGGCCGGATCGTGCGCAGGATGCGCTTGTAGCTCGGCGTCCACAGCTTGTGCTCGGGCGTGAACCACCCCACGAGCTTGCCCTGTATGGCGCGCTTGGAGGCGATTTCCTCCAGCATCGTGGTCTTGCCGAAGCGTCGGCCGGCGCGCAGGAGGTCCCGGCCCGTGAGGCTGCGCATGATGCGCCGTTGCGCGGAATGGAACGGCCGGAACTCGATGCGGTCGCCGCTGTTGTGGCCCGCTCGAAAAGGGGCGCTCACCTAGTCCACGTCCGGGTCGTTGACCAGACGGATGGTGCGCGGCTTGTTCGGATCTTCCTTGTCCGACCACATGCCGAAGCGCTTCCCGAGCATGTCCATGGCCTTGACCGGGTCGTGCATCTTCACCTTGATCCCGCCGCCGGGCATGATCTCGATGCCGGCGTACAGGCCGGCGGCGGCGTCCGTCAGATAGCGGGTGTCCGAGACGCTCGGGTCCATGTCGCCCTCGCCGAAGCACTGGAGGCAGTCGAGGTTGATCGGCTTGCGCTTGTCGTAGCCCACGCCGCCGAGGTCGTCGAAGGGGGGGAACTCCTTCCACTTGCTCATCGGGATCGCGCGCAGCTTGTCCTCGTACTTCGTCTTGCGGGCGTGTCGTTCGGCCGGGGTCTCCTGGTAGAGCCCGTCCTTGCCGTAGCAGAACCGGCAGCACACGCGGCGCATGGAGATGAGGTCGCGCGGGTCGGCGCGGGCTATGTCCCACAGGCGCTTCTCGATCTTCTCGGCGCTGACCAGGGAGCCGGCGAGGCGCTTGGCCTGGATATCGGCGATGGCCGCGACGATGTGAGGCTTCCTGAGGTTCTCTGCGGCGATGGCGTCGGCGGTGTGCGGGCTGTATCCGGAGCGGCGCGCGGCCTGCCCTCCCACCATGTTCGCCTCGCCGAGATATTCGAGCACGAACCGGGCTTGCTTGCCCTTCAATTCATGCTCGGCGAGGATCGCCAACTCTTCCGCGCTGTCTGCACTCATAGCCCGCGCAGGCTACCACACGGCCTCGCTTGGGGGCTAGTCCAGCCTCGCCGGCCCGAACGCGTTGAACTCGCGCTTCAGGGTGATCTTCCCCGTGAGCGGGATCGACCTGGACTGCCGATGCACGAACGTCCGGTTGCGCGAGGCGGCGATCTCCGCAGCCCTGGCCCATGCCTCCGCTTCGGTGTTGAGCGCGGCGATGAGGGGCGACTTCATCCACGTCACGTAGACCCCGAACCGGGCGTCGCCTTCGATGGGGCGCACGTCTATCGTCGGGTCCAGTTCCAGGGCCTTGGCCTTGTCGGTCTCCAGGCTCACGCCCCTCGCTCCCACGAATACCGCTTGATCGTCACCGGCCGGGAGTTCTCGGGCGGGCGGCCCTTGGGTCTGTCCTGCATCATCCGCAGTGCGATGGCCTCGGCCTCGGAGATGTGGGCATGGGGACTTCCGGTCAGCCGCGATCCCCGGTCGGCGTTCTCGGCGAGGTATCCCGTGCGGCTGTGGGCGGGTCGTCCGTGCTTGGCCATCTACCATCTCGTCTGAATGGGAAGGCCCCGTGAGGGGAAGACGGTGCGTGATGGGGAGACTGGGGGGGGCTGTTCAGGAGACCCCATCTTATCGGCCGCGCACCGCGACCAACCGCCCTCGCAAGCGGCACAGTCCGAAGCTGAACCGTGCCGCGATCAGTGTCAAGCCTGTTCGGTTCCCCCCGAACCCTTGAGGCCCTGGTGGCGCTGGAGATGGGCCTCGGCCGCCATCGTGGACAGCGTGCCTTGCAGCACGAACCGGAGCGCGTCGTTGACGGCCCTGTCGAGGCCGGCGCCCGTGCGCTCGGTGTGGATGTCGATGGCTCGGCTCACGTCCTCGTCGAGGGCGAATGATCTGGTGACGCTCATGTTGTGGGGTCCTTTGCCTTCAGCCTTTTGGCGGCACGCTGGAGCGCCAGGGTGTTGTCATACGCCTTTTCCCCGGCCTCGGTGATGCGGTATCGGCAGGACCCTCGCGCCGCGTGGGGCGAGCGAGGCTGCCCCCATCCCGTGCCGTAGCTGCGCTCGGTCCAGCCCTTGGGGATCATGCGGATGGCCGTCTGCGCGTGGTGCGAGTTGCTGGAGCCGCCGAAGTCCTGCGGCCTTGCGCCATCAGGCATGGATTGGCGCAGCGCCTTCAGCTCGCGGAGCACTTCGATTTCGTATTCGGTCACTCGTGGGAACTCCTGCAAAGCCTCAACGTGGGCAGGCTGCGGGGATGGCGGCACGACCGGCGGCTGTGATCTCGTACATGGGCGGTCCGGGCCGCAGACGGTTCAAGGTTTCGAGAAGGCCGGGCGAGACGAGGCCGGTCACGGCCGCCGTGGTTCGCCCCGCCCTGGTAAGCGGAATGGTCCCGGGGCCATTCGCCAAGATGAACGCCAACGCATTCCGCTGAGCCTTCGTCAGTTTCAGCCCCTCCTTAGGCATTGGAGCTACCTCCGTTTTGATCCGCGGTGGCGGCCTGGGACGGCGGGAGTTTGCCCGAAAGGATGGTCTGAACCGTCTTGCCAAGGGGCGTCAGGACCATCGAGCCGCATCGGCCGTTGGGGCTGATGATCTTGAGGTAGAAGAGGGCGCGGGACTGGAGGGCCCGCACGGTCGCCATGGTGACGTCGCCATGGAAGCAGCCGTCAATGACGAACTGGCGCTGAACCTTTGTCAGCCCGCGCATGGCGTCGAGGACGTATTTGGGTTGAGTATCGGGCATCTACTCCCCTCCCTGCTCTTCCACGGGGGCGGCTTCACCCTGTTTTGGGTTCAGACGCAGTCCGTCAGGACCGCCTGTGCCGGGCTGCGCCGAGAGGGTGGCCTTGGCCAGGAAGGCGGCTTTGACGGCCGCATCGAGCGTGTCGCCGGTGAAGCGCCGATCATTCCAGTCCGTCCAATCGCCGCAGCACTCGATGGCGTTGTTCGGCTGGCCGTTGAAGTCGGGGTTATCGCAAAGGAGGGTGACGCTGGAGCCTTCTTCGCCCCGCAACTCGTGGAGCATTGCCACGAAGGGCGTGTTCTCCCGGCCCAGCCGCTCCAGCGCAGCGATGTCGTTCGCGCTCAGGTTCAGGCTTTCCGCCCCCTCGCGAAGCCCGCACAGGCCGTTGCCCTCACCCTGCGTCTGAATCAGGCCTTCCTTGCCCGTCTCCGCGCCCCCAGGTCCGGCTTGTAGGGCGGAGAGGATGCGGTCGGCCTTGGCGAGGGAGTCAGCAACGTCCCGGCGGTTCTTGAAGCCGCACTCCCGCTTC